CTATTTATCGAATTTATTATATTCTATCTCATCCTTTGGAAGGCTAAGTAATTTATCAAGATCTGAGATGTCAAGTATCCCCATTCGTCCTCGGACATATTCAAATGCATGAGGATGTATCTTGGCTTTTAGACTTGACAGCATTGTTTTCAATTCTGTGATAAATTGCTTATATTCATTCTTGGGTAAAAAATATTTACAGTAAACAATTAAATCAAAAAGACTTTGATTTAGATTTCTACGGTATCCCGGACGAAGCATGCCAAAGTATTTTTCTAAAATTCTGCCAGAACGTCCATGCTGATTATTTCTGCGCGTAATACAGTAAACACGTTCATTATGAGCACAAGAATTTCGAATTTTTCTCATCCAATGCAAGCTGCCGATTAATAATTTGACATTAGGTCGGCCATTATCATCTGTTAATCCGTATAAGTCACATAATGCATGTGACACATCGATTTTACTACAATTAATAATATCAATAAAAGTAGAAAAATTGACGACTTTTATCATTATCCATGTTGGTATTTGTTTGTGATTGTCCATATAGAATTTGACGTAGTCTAGTCTGCTTTGACTTAATTCACTATAAGCCTTTGATATGACAGACATTTTTTCTTGAAGAGATTTATTGGGGGAGTATGCATTCGTGTCATACCAAGGTATAGCGCCATTTTCGTTACATGCGTCAAATTTATACCCAGTCAATGTGCGTGTTTCTTCTTCTATTTGAGTAATATACTTTAATAAGAACAGACGTAATTGGTTATCAAAATCTTTAACGGCCTGCAATTGATTAATTGTTGTACCAGAAATATAGCAATGAACACCTTGAGCATTTACATTACTTACAAAAGGCGTCTTGTATCCATTAACAATATTAAAATAGCCAGCTCTAACTAATATTTTTTTATGGTATGAGCCTTGACACGCAATATGTTTGTCGTTTCTCAGTTTTTTCATTTGCTGATTATACGTCAGAAACAATTTATCTTCATTCATTTTGATCACCTTTACAATATTTTACTTATTTACCTTCATTATTACAGCATTTAAGTAATCTAGCTGGAACAACTCAACGGTAGGCGCTCTAGTTGTTCTTAAAACTTCCTTCTCAACTCAACAACCTTCCCAACAATTCTAACCGGCTTATTATCAATTTCTTCCTGGCTAAAAAATATCGGTTCATAGCTTGGGTTCAGTGATATCAGAGCTATGCTGTCTGCGTATTTCTTAAGCCTTTTACAGACACCATCATTTCCATTCACCAGAGCAATGACAATCTCATCTGTTTCTGCATCATCCTGTTTGCGGACAATCACGGTATCGCCATCATGTATATCAGGCTCCATAGAGTTCCCATTTATTTTAAGTCCGAAGAATTCACCAGTCTTGGCAAGTTCTTCCGGTATTTCTTCTTCATCAATAACATCCTCAATGGCTTCGATCGGGATGCCGGCAGCTACATGACCAAGGATTTTAATGGTAGTGCCTTTCTTAGTTGAAGCGGTAGAAGTGCTATGTTCTTCAACTAAATCTGCTTTGGAAATTCCAAAGTAATTAGCCATCAATTCAATTTTATCAATTCTGGGATAAGTTCTTGCATTAACCCAATCTGAGAAAGTAGGCATTTTGAAACCTAAAGTATTGCATATTTCTGTCTGTGATACAGAATGTTTATTCATATAATAGCGGATATTTTTAGCCATTATTTGCTTATTACCTAAACTACTCAATAGCAGCACCTCCTTGTATAATATGATTATATGGTAAAAACGAAAAAAAATCAAGATGAAATAAAAAAAATCGGAAAAACCGTTGACAATTCGGTTAAACCGAAGTATACTATACTTGTAACAAAGAGGTAAGCACATGAGAAAGGAGGAAGTAAAATGGACGACTTGATAGAGAAAATAAGAAAAGCTGAGAAAGTGATAACAGCACTTACTCAGCTCGCCTTAAGCATCGGGACTCTCCTCGCTGTAACCAAAATGGTTATTGAAAGCCTGATGTAATAGGTGGAGGAAAAAGGGGAAAGCAATTTTCCCCGGCTCCTCCTTGATTCTATCATAAGTTCATTTGAAATACAACTATGTTTAAAGAAGTGATTAAACTTGTATTAGCTATTCTGTTCTTCATTGTGGTGGTAACAGGTCTTATTATCATGTTCTTTTAGTATGACAGAGCTGTCCTATCGGCTATACGGGGAGAAATGAGGTGAGACAAATGGGGAAAATTCCTGATAATATGAGAGTTTCTTTAAAAACTGCACGTGAGTTAAACGGATTAAAACAATCCGAAGCTGCCAAGCTGATTGGAGTTAGTACGGATACTTTAGGTAATTATGAGCGCGGAAAAAGTTATCCAGACATTCCGATATTACGGAGAATAGAAGAAGTATACGGTATTCCTTATGATAGACTTATTTTTTTACCTTTAGACTTCGGTTTAACCGAATAAAAAGTTATTCAGATTATTCCTTGACAACCCCATGAACTGACGCTCGGAGTTTTAATTGGAGAGTGAGTAGGTGATGAGAAGATGAAATGTCCAAAATGTGGAAATGTGCAAAATGAAGATGCCAATTTTTGCGGAATATGTAGCACAAAATTGAAATCCACTTGCAAGTGTTGGGTATTAAAAAAGGACAACTTTTCTTGTGGTGAAGATAGTTGTCCTGGGTATGGACTATATAGGATATTAAAGTCCAAGTGATTTTTTGGCAAGTTCACAACCAAAATCGATAGCAAATTGACGGACTGCATCAACAGTAAATTTACCGGCACTTGCAAAACATTTTTTTACCCTAACAACCGCAAGATTGGTCTTCGGCGTTTCTGTGATAATGTCTGGAAGAGATTCCACAAGAGAGACTTTTAATTGCTCTGATAATTCCTCTTCTTCTTGGATAAGCAAGGCAGTACTTTGTAAAGCTGCCTCAGTCCAAGGATAGGCTTTTCCGCAAGATTTGCAATAGTTAGGCCGTTCATATTTGACAGAGCCTAAAACGGTAACGCCATTATAGTGCCATTCGCGAAATGTGGAATTACAGTTAGGACATTTTGATAACATTTTCGCACCGCAAATTTCGCAATATTCGTTATCGTCGGAAGGGTGTCGATTGATTAAAACGTGTCCGTTAGAACAAATTTGAGCGTAAAAATTGGACATATAAGCTTGTCTCCTTTCTATAAACTCAGGTGGTGTAACACCTTGTAGATATAGTATAGGAGAGAAAAACGGAAAATGCAACTAGCGTAATTGATGGATTATTTGTTTGATGACGAAAGAGAGGAGGGATAGGAGGGTGTCTATATTAATATTGCTGCTGGCTATCTATATCATAGCAGCAGCGGGGATTGTAGTTATGAAAAAAATACAACCCGAAGATAAAGTATATTCAATCTGGGTTGTATTTGTATGTATCGTGGTCACATGCTTTTTAGTATGGTACGTATCTTAGGTGCTAATACATTTAGCTTTTCGGAAGCATTACTGATGTGCGGGCTTGTAGATCATCATTAATGTCTATCAACTGATCGTATAGACTTTCAGGGAAATATATCAAGGCAAGAGGATATATTCTACCATACTCTTTGAACGACTCATTGTCACTAAAAGCGACTACTCTGCCTACACAGCGCAAATAATCTTCGTAAACACCTCGTTTATAGAAGAGAGAGGATTTTTCATTTTCGTGTTTATATTCAAGCTCTTTAAGTTTGTATTGATGACGATTATTAATAATAGCAGTTGCAATCGGCGAAATAATAGCGCTGATTGCTAAAATCGCAGTGACGCTGATAGTAAGGTCTATGGTTGGCATATTTTCACCTTCTTTCTTATGCATGTACTGAAAGTATAGGAGATGTGTGGTGAAAAATCAATGAGAAAGTTGAGAATAACCGTGAAAAGTGAAAGAAGAGAGGAGGGATAGGTGATGGGAAGATGATTGAGAAAATTAACGATGGTATTACAAAAATATCTGTGTGGATTTTAAAAATCATCCGATGGGAGAACACAGAGTCCAACCAACGGATGATAAGTAGTATGTTAGGGTGTGCTGCAGGAACACTGGTAGCGTATATAGTTCACTTTATACTCTTTTGACAAAATCACCGACTTCTGGATTTTCAAAAGGGACATGTATCCGGGAAACAGTTTCTTCCTCTATAGAAGGAAATTAAGAGCAATATTCATTCGAACCAGACAGAGAGGAGGGATAGGTGATGGAAACAAATTATGGTTCATTCATCCGAGAACAGGTAATAACAAATCTGCTATCGGCACAAGAAAAGATGGCGGATAAAGAAAATGAAAAGGCTCTTATAGCTTTATCAAAATTTATTTTGAAGCTTTCTCGCCAATTTGATGATGAGGTTTTACAAGTGAACTTTAAATAGGATAACGATGGGATGGTGAAATGAGCAATATGGAAAATAACTTTGAGGTTGCGATAGGAGAGCTGATTTCAGCAGAAAGTGAGGATTCATGATCGACACAGCGGTAATAGGAATTGTGTTAATCATGAACATCATTTCTGCACTTTACTATTACAAAGGAAAGGAATACGTTGGCCTTATATTAAAGGCACTGGCAGATGGCATTTCTTTAATATACCTTTGTACTCGATAAGAATTTGCCTTGATAGTTTATTAAAAATAGTATCCAGCTTTCGTGAACTTTCCTCTAAGGAATATTCCGGATTATTATTTTCGGCTTCCAGTAAATCAAGGTAGGCTGAATAAAAATCAGAATACATTGCCTGAGAAAGTGGCTCCATAAGATATATGTTTTGTGTTATTAGATTGAAAAATCTGGCGCGTGCTTCAGAGGACATAGCACTCAGCTGATTTTGTGGAAATAGTCCGGCACAATATCTTTGATAGAACGGTATGTAAAATTTTGAAAGTTGTTCTTTTCGGATTTCATATTTTCTATTTGAGGTTTCTTTCACAGAATTAAGGTATACCAGTGTAAACGATCCAATGACGGAAATTGCAGCAACAATAATTGTACTGTCCATAAGCGTCTCCTTTCTTCGGTACTCGGCATGGCAGTGCCTGTAATCAAAGTATAGGAGATTCAGAGAAGAAAATCAACAGAAGGAGGGGATAACCATGGAAGAAGAATTCACAGTAGCCATCTACCAGAAGGATAAGATTTATGTTCTTGTCGGCAGAGAGAATGGCGGTCTGTCGTTTGATAATGTCATTCATCGAGCATTGAAGTTTACCAGAGAAAAGGCTGAGAAGTTGAAAGAAGTTATTCAGCGGAGAAATCCGAATTACGATGTGTGCGTTATGCAAATACGTACATTTTATTAAGGAGGCGGAGAAAATGGCAAAATCATTAGTTTCTGTTCCAAAGAAAAAGGAACGGGAAGATTACATCAGTAGCATGATAAAAGGTGAGATGGTCCGTTATCATAAAAGCCCTGAGCAGATAGCGGTAAAGGCACAGTTTTCAACAAAGACATTGACAACCAAACTCGGGGAACCAGGGAGATTTACGATTGAAGAGTTATATGCGATTCTTGATGCACTTGAAATAAGAGTGGCTTTTATCAGAAAGCCGCAGCCATTATAAGGAGGTACAAAATGAGTAGTCTTAATTATCCACCAGTAGCTAGAATGAACGCCACCAGGAAAACGCCACCGTATCATCTGGTACAGGCAGAGAAAGAGCAGAAGTCAACAACGAATCCATCTAAACTGACAGCCTGTGAGATTACATGCATAGCTTACATGGCAGCAGGCATCTTTTTGTCTTTGAGACTGGATGTGGTTGAACGTTGGTGGCAGTTGCTGCTGGTTGTATGTTTTTTTGTTATGGTAGGCTGTTTCTTCGGGATCTTGGCCAGTGCTGAGAGATACTTTGAAGAGCAGTGCTGAGCCGGAAAAAAGAGGATAGGTGAAAAAATGTATCTGAAAGATATAAAAGATTACACAGATATGGTCCGGCACAGAGAAGAGATTATGTTTACGGCAGAGAAAAGCAGGACACCGGAATTAGAACAGGAGTTTTCGGCACTGAATGAAAAAATAGCGTCTTATAGAAAGAAGCTCTTTCCAGAAAGGGAAGCGGCAACGATATGTCAGGAGGCAGAAGATGGTCATAGATATCATACCGATTACTGATGGCCAGCGTAAAGAAGTACATGAACTGCTGGATGCGGTCCTGGATGCCTGCGCAAAGGGTGAAAAACATATTTTTTTCTGGATAGGAAATGCAGACAGTCGTTCACCGGCTTACATATCATCAGATGATGGAAAAGAAAAAATGTTATCGTTTCTCAGTTTTTCTGAAGAAGATTTAATTGAAGCAAAGAAGGTGATTGAAAATGGGCATGACGCAGCCAAACGGGAATTCTGGGTCATACAGGGTACCGGCCACTAGAGTCGGAGAGCTGAGAATGGTTGACGGAGCAGTATTCGGTGATATTGTTGACCGCCTGGGTTCTTTTGAAACCCTGAAACTGGAACCGGACCAGTTGAAAGAAATAATAAAGAGATACCGGGTGCATGAAGATTTATTTCAACCGATATAAAAAAGGCCGGTGTGGAAACCGGCCATGGGATGATACCCAAACTGCTGATTTAATGGTATCATCCCGATTTTTAAAAGTCAAGTAAAAAGCGGCTGTTTTGCCGTTTTTTAGACTTGATAAAGCTATTAATTTTATGACCAAGAGGAAACCGGGATGTATAAAAGAAAAAGGATAAAGCTCCGGCAGGGGATTGAAGTGACAGAATATCATAACGGCCGGTATGGAGCACCTGGAATGAAAAGGCAGGAGAAAAAGAAAGCGACACCGGAGGAAGTCGAACAGATTAACCGATATAACCGGGAACGCATCTGCCGGATGAAACTAATGGAGCATTTCGAAAAGAATGATTATTTCACGACACTGACATGCAGGAAAGAAGAACGGCCTTCTGATATGGCAGAAATGAAAAGATATTTCTCATTGGCCATGAGAATCATTAAACGTGAATATAAAAAGCGTGGTCATGAGGTCAGATGGATTCGGAATATAGAAGTCGGTTCCAGAGGCGGCTGGCATATTCATATGGTTATCAACCGAATATCGGATACGGATCTGATTTTGAAGAAAGCCTGGATTTATGGCAAGGCCGTATCACAGCTGATGTATGAACAAGGAGGTTTCCGGAAACTGGCAGCCTATCTGACAAAAACACCGAAGACAGATAAACGTCTGGTTGAAGCTAATTATTCCACATCACGCAATCTGCCCCTTCCAGAGCCGGAAGTAACAATATGCCGTTGGAGTACATGGAAGTCTATCCGTGTCCCTAAAGGCTACTACATAGATGCCGAATCCTTCAGGGAGGGTATCAACCGCATTACCGGTTATCCATACAGGAGTTACACGTTGTTAAAAATGGAGGGAAACATGAGCAAATCGAGAATCCAAAGAGAGAAAGAATGCTACATCTGCGGCGCCGTAAAGAATCTGGAAGAGCATCACATCTTTTACGGTACAGGTAAAAGAAAGAAATCGGAGCATTACGGCCTGAAAGTGAAACTATGCTTTAATTGCCATCATAACGATGTTCATGCACATCCAAATGAAGGACATGACCTGATGTTAAAACGTATTGCGCAGCAGGTGTTTGAAGCCGATTATAGTCACAAATTGTTTATGGATGAGTTTGGAAAGAATTACCTTGAAGTTGAAAAAAGCTAAGCGCCGCTTAGTCTTTTGGAGGATTTTATGATTTCTGTAACATTATACAAAGATACTGCAGTTTTATACACTGTCTATCGTGGGCGAGAATATGAACGGGTCATATCGGGACATGGAGAAGTGAATCTTCTGCTGGAGGCTTTAAAGCATATCAATGTCCATGATGAGCTGGAAATATATGCTGATTCAAGGATATACGGTGTTCTGAAAAATCGATGGATTGACCGATGGGTAGAGAATGGGTGGGTAAACAGTAAGGGGAAGACGGTCAGAGATAAAGAGGCATGGCAGCAGGTGTATGAGAGATTAAAAGATTATACGTACACAGTAAAAAGGAGACAAGTATGAACCATATCAACATTGAAGAGTTTGCCGGCGGGGCGCTGTCGGTACAAGTAAACAAGGCAATTGAAGAAGTGACGGAGAATATCCAGGACCCGAACACGGATGCACAGAAGGCAAGAATGGCCACTATTACCATTGAATTCAGACCATCAGAGGCTAGGAATTATGCACAGACAAAAATTTCGATGAAAACAGCTCTGGCACCGGCTGCACCGATTAATACCGGCCTGGTAATGGGAAAGAATCTTGAAACAGGTGAGTGTGAAGCCTATGAATATGGCAATACCATTCCGGGGCAGATGCTCATGCGTGTACGTGACCAGTCCGGTGAATTGGATGTTGTGGACACATCCACAGGTGAAATCGTCAAGAATGATAATGTCATTGATTTAAGAAGTGCAAGATAAGGAGAATATGATGGATTTAAAAGATGCATTGAAATTTATTACGGATTTGAAGGAACAGGCAGACGAGCCAAAAGTACTTGAGATTGACGGAAAGACCTATATTGACCGTAATCTGACGAGGTATTACAAAAATGATTATCCGGCGGCTTTGGAAACATATACGCTGACATCCATGGTGGATTATATCAAGGACCTTTCAGATGAGATTGCAGCAGGACGTCTGGTCGTACATATCGAATCGGAGAAAGAGGTTACTTTGACAACAGAACTGAATTCAGAGGGCAAAAGATGTAAACTTATGCAGACTTCACCAAAAGTACCGCGTCCGGAAATCAACAGATGGATGGACCAGGAAAGCTTTATCATTATGCTACAGGCGTGCTTCATGGATTCCGATGACCGTTCCGTTCTCTTAAAGGTTGCCGGCAATGTAGAAAGCAAAACGGTTAAGAGCTATGGAGATGATGGTGTTACGCAGCAGGCAACAATCAAGAGCGGCATTGCATCACTGACGGATGTGATTGTACCTGGAAGGGTTAAGCTGACACCTTACAGGACATTCCTTGAGATTGACCAGCCGAGTTCAGAATATGTTTTTCGAATCCGTGATGGCGAAACACCGGAGTTTAAGCTGATTGAGGCTGACGGAGGCGCATGGAAGATATGTGCACTAACAGAATTAAGTTCTTACTTTTGCGAAGAACTGAAAGAAGAAATCAAGAAAGGCGAAGTCATCGTTATTGCCTAATGCAGAGCTGATTACATTCAACATATCACACAGGGGCCTGCGGGCCCCGAAAAGGAGAAAACATGGGAAAGATAGACAAACTGCAGCAGGCCCGCATGGATGGAATGTGCCGGGCTTTAGAGATAACAAAGGATAAAGGCGTTGATGCCCTTGAGGCAGAGATAAGATTTCGGAATGCAACAGGTTTGCAGCTGGATGTCAATATGGAGGTAGCAGAGGCAGCCATTGCTAAAGTAGCCGAACGTATTTATATGACTTTCAGCACTGTGACCATGTGGACCATTAATCAGTTATGGCACCATGGCAAAAAAGGATTACATGACTTTGAAAATACATTTAATAGTTACGTAGAAGACTTAAATGCTGTTGATTATTACGGCGAACGATACGTTCGTTTCAGGGATATGGCAGCAGAACTGAATGAAAAATACGATTTAGACCTGAGCATGGAACGCATTACAGAAGTTGATGAAATCAATGACCATGCAGATATCCGCATAAGGCGTGTGACAGTGCCATCCATCTATGAACTGTTAAAAAGAAATAAATTTGATGATGCAGCAGAATTTATAAAAGAATTCTGGGGAGAGGAGTTCTTTAAATATGAAAACTAAATTGACAGAGGCTGATTATGAAGAAATCCGGGAAGCATATTATGCCGGAGAAAGCAAAGAAGACATTGCAAAGAGAAAGAACATTTCAAAATATTATGTCGATAGTATTATCAATGGACAGAAAGGTGTTGTACATCATTACACCAACACTAAGAGGGAACCGGCAGGGAGAATAACATTTGAGATGATTGCAGAGATACGGAATAATCTGAGAATTGGTGACCGTTTACTTATTACTCTTATTGAGGAAAAAAATGGTTATACAAAAAAACGTACCCGAAGATGCCGGGTGACAGGAAAATACAGACGTGTTTTTACTGTACAGCCAGGGCCGTGTGTAATGTCCTTTAAATATGTCGACCTGCTGATTGGAGACGGAGTGGAATATGACAAGAAAAGAAAAAGTGCGTGAAGTTATACCTAACATGGTAAATGATAACTATGATGGTGGTATTGAAGGCTGCCCAGCGGATTATACGTTTTTAAACCTTGATGATGTCTACCTGGAACACTGCATAAGCAGAGATGAGGACGGAAAATTAATGCCGTTAAAGTGCGAAGAATGCTGGAACACAGAATATGAAGAGCCAGCACGGCCACAATGGCAGCAGGACATTTTAGATAAGTTTATGAGGGTGATTTGATGGACAATATGATTATAGACTGCTTCGCAGGCGGCGGAGGCGCATCCGTGGGTATAGAAATGGCGTTGGGCAGACCTGTTGACATAGCAATCAACCATGATCCAGATGCCATTCTGATGCATAAAACTAATCATCCTACAACATTGCATCTCACAGAAGATATTTTCAAAGTTGACCTGCAGAAATATGTAAAAGGTCGGAAGGTATCATTGATGTGGGCAAGTCCGGACTGTACAAGTCACAGCAAGGCAAAAGGCGGACAGCCTAGAAAGAAAGGCTTGCGTATACTGCCATGGGCGGTATATAAGCATGCAAAGGCTATTCTGCCGGAAGTCATCATTATGGAGAATGTTGAGGAAATACAGCAGTGGGGGCCACTGGACGAGAAAGGACATCCGATTCCGGAAAGAAAAGGAGAAGACTATAAGAAATTCATTGCAGCAATGAAAAGTCTTGGATACACATTTGGCTGCAGAGAACTGATTGCAGCCGATTATGGTGCGCCGACAACAAGAAAAAGATGGTATGCCATTTTCAGAAGGGATGGTAAAGAGATTAGATGGCCTGTGCAGACGCATAGTAAGGATGGACATGAACTTGAACAGTGGAAACAGTGTGGAGATTATATTGACTGGTCAGATCTTGGCCAATCTATTTTTGACCGTAAGAAACCGCTGGCAGAAGCAACACAGAAACGAATTGCAAATGGTATTCGAAAATATATCATTGATGCAGAATCTCCGTATATTGTTGAAGACGGCAGAGCAATGTCTTTTATTATTCAGTATCACGGCGAAACAAAAGACGGCGATTCCAGAGGGCAACTTTTAACGGAGCCCATTAAAACGATAGATACATCAAATCGATACGGCTTGGTGTCAGCCTTTGTGACGAAATACTACAAAACGGGCATCGGACAAGGATGTGATGAGCCTATACATACCATAACGACATCACCGGGGCATTTTGGGTTGGTATCAGCTTTCCTGATTAAATATTATGGGAGTGGAACGGGGCAGCAGGTCAATGAACCTCTTGCAACGATTACAACAAAGGACCGGTTTGGACTTGTAAATGTTGTCCTTGATATTAAAGGCGAGAAATATATTATTTCTGATATTTTCTTAAGAATGTTAAAACCGAGAGAGTTGATGCTGATGCAGGGGTTCCCAGAAGATTATATTATCGACAGAGATTATAAATGGCAGTCATATCCGATAGCCAAACAGGTAGCCAGAATAGGAAACAGTGTAGTGCCGATTATGGCGAAAAAACTGGTAGAAGCTAACTGCCAGTATCTCAAAGTAGGCGAGCGGATGCCAAACATGGTGATAGATGACAGTCAGCAGCAGTTGAGATTTGCATAAGGAGAATAAGTTAAGCGAGGTGGAGTAGATGAAAAATAAAGAAAAGTTTGTAAAAGAGATTGTAGAGATTGCGTGTTCGGGCAACAAATTAGCGTTGTACAATGGAGAAATCCGTGCCTGCAAAAGCTTGCTGTGCTCAGAATGTGAGTTTTATAACGGAGGAGTGCCGTGCGATTCGAAATGTAAAGCCTGGGCTGAATCTGAATATGTCGAGCCAAAGTATGAGATAGACTGGGCATCGGTGCCGGTTGATACGCCAGTGCTCATCAAAGGAGCTGTGGACAACAGAAGGTATTTTAGCAAACTCTTACCAGACGAAAGACTGGCTGTGTTTCGTAATGGCAGAACGTCTTGGTCAAGTCATGGGATAGCCAAAGAGGTTGCTTTGCACAAATCCGTTGTAGTCCTTGCTAGAGAGGAAGATAAACTCAAATACAGAAAGCAGGTGAAATGATGAGCTATATTGATGATAAAAGATATGTGCTTGCACATACAGACCGGAGAGCACTTCTTGAACAGCTTGCAGAAGAAGCAGCAGAAGCAGCAGAACTGTCACAGGCAGCATTGAAGCTGATCAGGGCTGAAAAGCTTTCCGACAATCCAACAACGACACATGTATCAATTGCATCGGAGCAGTTAATTGAAGAGCTTGCAGATGTGTTGGTGGCCGCTGATGCGGTTGGTGTACCGGTTTTGGAGTCCTGCGATAATTCAAAATGGCGAAGGTGGGCAGTAAGGATTAGAAAAGAACGTGAAATGTAGTAAGTAAATAACAATTAACCAGGGACGGCGTTATGCTGTCCTGTTTTGAGTGGGAGGGGATACTGTTGGATAAAGACATATTAATTCAATACAGCGATTTGGTGGAAGAAGTAAAGGATCTGCGGCGACGGATCCGGAAGCTGCAGGATGACATAGATAGGCTTGAGCCGGTGAAGGATTCTGTGAAGGGGACCCGAAGAGACGGCACGATTGGATCAATAATGATATCCGGATATCCTGTCCCGGCATATTACAGGTATAAAAGACAACTGGAAAAGCGTGAGGCTGCTCTGTGTAAGAAGGAGGCGGAAATGCTGGAACTGGTGAACACGGTTGAAGAGTATATAACCGGCATCAATGACAGCAAGATGCGCCGCATTCTCAGATACAGGTACATTGATAATATGAGTTGGACGAAAATAGCGTTCAGAATGGGTAAAAAGTATACCGCTGAGAGCTGCCGAAAGCTACATAACAGATTTTTTGGAAAAAATTAAAGTTTGTCCGTTTTGTCCGCATCAGATGTGCTAAAATGCTATTATGGAACTTCCAGAGAGGCAAGGTGACGGGAGCTTTCGCTTGTGTCATGGCTATATTCCTCCGAGATACACCCCATATCTTATATTTGTTAAGAATATGGGGTGTTTTTATTGCAAAAGGCGGTGTAAAGAATGAATGCAAAATTTATTTATAATTCGATTCATCCTGTGTGGGCCGGAACATTGTTAAAAATGGCAGATTTGGCAGTAAATGCAGGATATGAATTTTTTCTGTTTAATGACAGGATATATCATGTGACTGCTGACAAGAAAGGAACATATATAGCAGAGACAAAACTGTCAAGAAGCGACATTTTCATGTATTTATGATAAGATATAGATATTATATGGTGTGGGAGGAATAAAAGATGGATAGGCCAATAGTATTTATATCACATATATCTGAAGAATCAGCTATAGCAGTTACTATCAAAAAATTAATTGATGAAAGTTTTTTGGGAATGTTGGATGTATTTGTCTCTTCTGATAATGGCGAAAGTTTACCAATGGGGTCAAGATGGCTGCAGCGGATAAATGATGCCTTGAAAAAATGTTCAGTGGAATTAATTTTATGTAGTCCCCAATCTATTAACGGCCGTGGATCAATTTTGAAGCAGGGGCTGGGTGGATTAGAGGTATTCCAGTAATTCCCTTGTGCCACTCTGGCATGGAACCAGGGGGACTTCCAGTTCCTTTGGATTCATTACAGGCGGCTAAAATAAGTGATGTGGAGTCACTTAAATTAATACTTCCTATTTTGGCGTCGGCAATAAATGCCCGTGTTCCAGACGTTCCTCTTGAGAATTTTATTGCAAAAGTTAAAACGTTTGAGGAAAAGAATATGTTCTGGAATATCATAAATTCTGAATTACAAGCACTGGACAGGAAGTTTCATCCGTTATTTGAAATGCTGATGAATGGAACAGCTGAGGTTATGATGTCAGAAATTGAAATAGATAAACTGGAAAATTCGATAAAGGAATTAATCAGTATGGACTATTTAAGGATAGAACGTACTGGATATGGAGAATTGATTGATAATTGGAAACAACAAATTGAGGTTACACCAACAGATAATTATAAAAAACTTTTTAGCAACAAAGAATGTGCATTTTTTAGAGAATAAGGCACCCTTCGGGGTGCTTTTTACATGCCGTCATAGCTCAGTGGTAGAGCACAAGCAGTTCCTCCATTCTATTGAAGCTCAGGTTCGATTCCTGATGACGGCTTAAATATCAATGAATGAGAGGTGGTGAGGCTTGAATGAAAGGGTAGGAACATCAAACTATGACCTTGCCTATATTGATTACTGCAATGGTATGAAATATAAGGATATTGCTGAAAAATACGGTGTAACAATCAATACAGTCAAATCCTGGAAGACAAGATATAAATGGTCGAAAGATAATGAAAAAAGTGTGCATACAAAAATAAAAAATGTGTGCACACAAAAAATACAAAAGAAAAAGCTGCTGTGAAAGAAGTTGAACAGGTGATGAAAAACCCTGAATTAACCGATAAGCAACGGCTTTTTTGTTTATATTACACGAGAAGCTTTAATGCGACAAAAGCTTATCAAAAAGCTTATCAGTGCAGCTATGAAACAGCTATGGTTGCCGGCCCTAGGATGTTAGGGAATGTTAGGGTAAGAGATGAAATTCAACATCTGAAGCAGAATCGCTATCAGAGAGAGTTACTTTCAGAAGCAGACATCTTTCAGAAATACATAGATATTGCATTTGCGGATATTACAGATTTCCTTGATTTTGGAACTGAAGAAGTCCCAGTTATGGCATTGTACGGGCCTGTAAAAGTCAAAGACCCAGAGACAGGGGAGGAAAAAACACTGACAAAGATAGTCAATACCGTACGATTTAAAGCTTCAAGTGAGGTAGACGGTTCTATTCTGTCTGAGGTCAAACAAGGAAAAGATGGAGCCAGCATTAAATTGGCGGACCGGATGAAAGCACTTGCTTGGTTGGCTGCCCATATGGATATTGCCACAGCGGAGCAACAGGCGAAGATAAATCAGATTAATGCTCAGACGGAACTTCTCAAAGCGAAAGCTCAGTTGGATGATGAAGAGGAAGCGGCCGATGACGGTTTCCTTGAAGCTTTGAAGGGGGCTGCTGCGGATGACTGGTCAGAGGAGGTTGTGAAGGATGAAACGGATTAAGCAATTCTTTCATTTTCAGCCTTTCTCAAGAAAGCAGCGCAAGGTCCTGAACTGGTGGACAGAGACATCTCCGGTTAAAGATTATGATGGCGTTATCGCTGATGGTGCTATCCGTTCCGGTAAAACAGTCAGTATGTCGTTATCGTTTGTGCTGTGGGCCATGACGACATTTAACGGCCAGAATTTTGCCATGTGTGGCAAGACGATCGGTTCATTCAGACGAAATGTTTTATTTTGGCTGAAACTGATGTTGAAATCCAGAGGATACAGAGTTGCGGATCACAGAGCCGATAACTTAGTTGTCGTATCCAGGGGCAGTGTTGAAAACAATTTTTACATATTTGGTGGTAAGGACGAACGTTCACAAGACCTCATCCAGGGTATTACTCTGGCCGGGGTCTTTTTTGATGAAGTTGCTTTGATGCCTGAATCTTTTGTTAATCAGGCAACTGGCCGTTGTTCTGTCGATGGTTCGAAATATTGGTTCAACTGCAACCCGGACGGGCCGTATCACTGGTTCAAGGTGAATTGGATAGATAAGGCAAAGGACAAGCACCTGTTATATCTCCATTTCACCATGGACGACAATCTGAGCCTGTCTGAGGCCATCAAAGCCAGATACCGTTCAATGTATACGGGCGTGTTCTATCAGCGCTATATCAAAGGTCTGTGGGCCATGGCGGAGGGTATTATCTATGACATGTTTGAGAAAGAAAAGCATGTCAGGAATATCCAGGCTATCCGGCCAAAGCTCATAGACGGGAACCGGTATGTCAGCTGTGACTATGGTACGCAGAATGCAACGGTTTTTCTGTTGTGGAACAAGGGTGTTGATGCCGTGTGGTACTGCATCCAGGAATATTACTATTCCGGCCGAGATCATGGCAAACAGAAAACAGATTCAGAATATGCTGACGACCTTGAACAGTGGCTGGATGGCACAGAGATCAAAGCGATCATAGTTGACCCTGCTGCCGCTTCTTTTATCGCAGAGTTGAGAAAACGAGGGTACAGGGTACTGAAAGCAAAGAATGATGTAGAAGACGGCATCCGCCTGGTATCAACGATGCTGAATCTTCTGAGAATTATCTTTGCGAACAGTTGTGAGAATACCATCATGGAGTTTGGTTCGTATATCTGGGATGCAAAGGCGGCAGAATACGGCGAAGACAGGCCGGTGAAACAGCATGATCACGCGATGGATGCAGTGAGATATTTTGTTTTTACGATACTTGGCAATAAACCGCATCTGAACAGAGTAAAGGGAGGAGTCTAACATGATAAGAGTACCGGCAGGAACAAAGATGACGCCGGAGCTTCTCGGAGATTGATAACCAAACATAAAACGGAAGTAACCAACCGTTATCAGAAATTAAAGGATGCTTACGAAAATCATTATGAAATATACGGCCTTCGGCCAAAACCAAGCTGGAAGCCCGACAACCGGATCTCGGCCAACTTTGCAAAGTATATTGTTGATACGATGAACGGCTTTTTTATTGGTATCCCGGTAAAGGTCAGCCATGAAAAAGAAGATGTTGATAATTATCTGGAATTTCTGGACAGTTACAATGACCAGGATGACAACAATGCCGAGTTGTCAAAAATGTGTAGTATTTATGGCAGTGCCTATGAAATGTATTATACAGACGCAAAAAGCAATGTCGCAATTACATATGTATCGCCAATAGAAGCGTTTATGGTCTATGATGACAGCGTTCTTGAAAATCCAATGTTTTTCATCCGTTATTACACAGACTCGAAGAATGTTGAGCAAGGCAGCTATTCTGATGAGAAGATTGTCCGGCATTTTCGTCTGAGTAGCGGGTATAAATGGACAGACAAGGGGAGAAAACATTATTTTGATGGCGTACCGGCTGTCGAGTACATAGAAAACGATGAACGCATGGGCATTTTCGAGAGCGCACTGCCAATGATCAATGCCTACAACAAGGCGATTTCAGAAAAAGCCAATGACGTTGATTACTTTGCAGATGCTTATTTGAAGGTCCTTGGTGCCTATCTTGATGATGACGACATCAAGCACATCCGGGATGATCGTATTATCAATTTCAATGGTGATACGGACAAGGTCATTGTTGAATTCCTGCAGAAGCCTAATGGTGACACCACACAGGAGAATCTGATCAACCGTCTGGAAAAGCTTATCTTTAATATCAGCATGGTTGCCAATATTTCTGATGAGAATTTTGGCACAAGCTCCGGCATTGCCTTGAAATACAAGTTGCAGAGCATGAATAATCTGGCCATGACGAAAGAACGAAAGTTCAGAAGCGGTATGAACAAAAGATACAGTCTGATTTTCAGTAATCCGGTCAGTCAGACACAGGGAATCAAAGCAGATGACTGGATTGGTATTAAAATGCGCTTTACCAGAAACTTCCCGGCAAACGTAACTGAGGAAGTAGAGAATGCGAAGAACCTGTCCGGCATTGTATCGCAGGAAACGCAGCTGTCTGTATTGTCTATCGTTGACAATGTCAGTGAAGAAGTTGAAAAGCTGGATAAGGAACAGACAAAGCTGCAGCAGGACGCCGTAACGAACATGATGTTCACTAAGGGAGCAAATGCCCATGAAGAGCAGTGAGTATTGGAAGAAGCGTGAGGTGGAGGCCCTGAAGAGCTATCAGAAGGACGAAGAGGCCTATTACGAAGAGATACAGGAAATCTACGCAGACATGATGGAGCGTATCCAGAAGGAAATAGACAGCTTTTATATCAAATATGCAGTCAAAGAAGATATCAGCATGGCCGAAGCAAAAAAGAGAGTTTCACAGTTGGATATCAAAGCTTATGCCAGAAAGGCAAAGAAATATGTCAGAAACCGTGACTTCTCCGATGAGGCCAACGAGGAGATGCGCCTCTACAATGCGACCATGAAGATTAACCGTCTGGAAATGTTAAAGGCCAATATTGGTCTGGAACTGGTCAGCGGCTATGATGAGCTGCAGAAATATTTTGAGCAGACACTGACGGACAGAACACTGGATGAATTCAAGCGTCAGGCGGGGATTCTTGGTGAGACCATCACGGATAATGCGGAAATGGCTCATTCCATTGTGAATGCTTCTTTTCATAACGCGACATTCTCTGATCGTATCTGGATGCATCAGGATGTGTTAAAAAATCAGTTATCTAGTCTCTTGCAGACAGGACTGATTCAAGGCAGAAACCCCAGACAGCTCGCTGTGGAGCTCAGAAAGTACTTTAATGTCGGCATTGGTAATTCTGAACGTCTGATGCGCACAGAGCTTGCAAGAGTCCAGACGGCGGCTCAGAAGCGGTCTTTTGAAAAGAACGGCTTTGAAGAATATGAGTTTATTGCCAATGGGACAGCCTGCGAGAAGTGCGCCGGATTAGATGGCCAGCACTTCAAGATCGCAAAGATGATGCCAGGAACCAATGCGCCGCCGATGCATCCGAACTGCCGATGTTCAACCGCTGCTTATCAGGACAGTGCAGAATATGAAGCTTGGTTGGATTTTCTGGACAAAGGTGGAAGCACGGAAGAATGGCAGAATACTAAGGAAAGCAAAAAGCAAACTGGTGGCAAACAGTATTCCCCATACGATAAAGATAATAAGAAAGACGTGGCAGCATCAAAAGCATATCGAAGAATAAGCCGAAGAAACGATGTTGAAATAATTGCGAGAAATTCTGGATTTACAGAGAAAGAAATTAAGCAGATTAAGCGTCATATTTTTTACGAAAAACATCAAACATATGACGGATACAAAACTTTGTACCCTGATTATGATATGGCTGTTGCATGGAATAGACTATACAGGGGTAAGATACTGGAAAGAGATATTTTACTTTTAAGACATGAACTACTTGAAAGCACTCTTGAAAAGAAGTATAATTTGTCTATAGCTGAAGCTCATGAAAAAGCTACAGAAAGATATGATTGGGCTTCGAAAATTGATGAAGAATTGGGCATGGATGGTGAGCCGTATGGTTTATTGTAATTATAAAATGCATACAGATGATACAGTAACATATGCTTATGGTCAAACAATAAGTGATATAACAGGAGAATTAGTGTTCCATTTTGGCGATAATGAAGGTATAGAGATTATTCGTAAGCCGGAAAAACATGCAGTAATCGGGCGTCAGATACATAGTCTTTATGGAATGCATCGCGAAGAATTTAAAAAGGGTATTTTCAAAGAAAAGATAGCATATGAGGCATAAAATAAAGAGTGATTTATATGATTAATACGTTGAATATGCCTGTTCATGAGCACTTGCGTTTGTTACGTAATGGTGAGAAAGTTTTATGTAAAAAGTGTAAAACAGGAACTATGCTTTCTGTCGACAATCGTGAAAAAACCAATACTTTTTGTTGTGATTCCTGCAAGAATCAGTTGATTGTCAACTAATGATAAGGAGACAATAAAAATGGCTCAAAATGATTATTTTGTAATTGTTTACAGGGTATTGAAATATCTATATGATTGCCTGAAAGCTGGCAACCAGCCAGAAATCGCATACCTTGCAGCGTCAACATATAACATTCCGGATAGCTACTGGATATATATTGTGATCAGCTTAATCAACGAAGGTTATATAAAAGGCATAACTATGACGTCAACAAAAGATGGTGTAGTTTTTGGAGATTTACAGGATGCCATTATTACACCGAAGGGTATAGAATATTTATTTGAGAATTCATTGCTTGAGAAAGCAAAGAAGACCTTGAAAGAAGCAAAAGAAATGATACCGTTCATATAAAACAGTGAACAGGAGATTATAAAATTGAATATTTTGAAAAATGTTGGATAGTACCACCAGTCAATTATGGCCGGTGGTATTTTCATACCCATTTTTAAGAAAGGACAAGGTGAAAAAATATGATTATCACAGGGATGGCACATTTTCAAAGTGTTGCACGGAAGAAACTTGTTGAATGGTACCGCAAGAACAAACCGGGGGTTCAGATTAATCTCGGAAATGTATTTGTAGTATGGTCCTGTAAGACGCTGCAGAACTATAAATGCCTGGTATCCACTACAGTAAGTGGAGATGGTATCTATGCCGAATACACCTATAACGGTGACAAGCAGGAACTTTATGAGGATGTATACGGTAAAATAACTAATACATGTCATACAGAAGAATAGGGGGCACAGAAAAAATATGGAAGACTATGTAGAAGTGGATGAAAAGAAATGTGATGAAGTACATAATTGTATGTGTACTAAAGAAGTTGGTGAAAAAACATATTGTCGTGGATGTGGAAACATTCAGCCAAAACAGGAGGTGTAAATCAGTATGAAGAAATTATTTATCAGCCAGCCGATGCGCGGCAAATCAGATGAAGAAATCCTGGCAGAACGTCAGAAAGCAATCGAGGCAGCAGAAAAGGTGATTGGCGAACCGGTAGAAGTAATTGATTCCTTCTTTGAGAAAGCGCCGGTCAATGCAAAACCACTGTGGTTTCTTGGAAAATCACTGGAACTTCTGGCGGACGCAGATGTAGCTTATTTTGCACCGGGCTGGGAAGGTGCCAGAGGGTGCAAGATCGAAAATACATGTGCTATTGAGTACGGTATTCCGGTCATTGAAGATTACACAGCAGAGTAGAAAGGCGGTGATCCATTCATCTCCCACCGGCGGGGAACAGTCGGAATGAAAGGATGTGGTGAACGTTGATTGATGTAACGGTAAGAAAAGACCGATTGACTGTGTCTGGCCATGCCGGTTACGCTGCCAGCGGTGAGGATATTATCTGTGCAGCTGTGACGGCATTGTCTGGAACACTGGTTAAATCAATTGAAAATTTGACTGATGACAAAATTGAATATGATGTTCAGCCGGGTGGGTTGATATAAAATATAGGGATTTATCAGAGAAGGCAAAAGCTCTGATAGATTCCTTTTTTATTGGCATCTGTTTAGTTGCCGATGAATTCCCGGGATATATCCGGATATTGTAAGAGACAGGCCCAGGCACGGAAGGCGGTAAAAGCTGTGGAGTAGTCAGGCGTGGCGACTTTAAACTACGGTGAAAAATATGAGCAGGCACGGAACTCATAAAAAGCTGTGGCAGATGCCGAAAATCTATAAAGTGAGGTAATTTTTATGAAGAAAATGAAATGGAATCAGTTCCTTTTGGCAGGACTTCAGTTATTCGCTGAAGATGGCGGCGACAATGGTGGTGTCGGAGCAGACGGCGCTGGTGCTGACGGTGGTGCTGGTAACTCTTCCGGAGCTGGCGGCGATGGCGAAAAAGGCAAAGAAGGAGACGGAAAAGAAGCAAAATACACCGATGACGATTTAGACCGTATCCTCAACCGGAAGTTTGCTGAGTGGCAGAAGAAAAAGGACAAAGAAGTAGATGAGGCAAGGCGTCTTGCCAGTATGACCGAGGAAGAGAAAACCAAACAGAAACAGGCTGATATGGAAAGACAGCTGAATGAGCTGCTTTCTGAGAAAAACAGGTCTGAGATGATGGCAACAGCCAGAAGTATCCTGTCAGAGCGTAACATCCATGCAGACGATGTGCTGATCTCTATGATCGTGTCTGAGGACGCAGAAAGCACTAAGAAGTCAATTGATACATTTGCCAATCTATTCCAGAAAGCTGTCAATAAAGCGGTCAAGGATGCTTTAAAGGGCGAACCGCCAAAGACAGGCACAGGTTCCGGTAAGGGCGGATACACCAAAGAGGATATCTTAAAAGTGGCCAACCGTGCTGAGAGACAGAGACTGATTGCAGCGAACATGGATTTATTTAAGTAAAGGAGAATGAGAATGAAGAAAAGACTCAGATTAAGCGGTCTTCAGCTCTTTGCAGCTGAGGAAAACACAACAAAGACAACAGATCTCGAACCGGCGATTTCTGTAGATTTCACGAGCCGTCTGCAGAGCAATATCACAGAACTGCAGAATCTGCTTGGTATTACGGACCTTGACCCGATGACCAGTGGTTCCACCATCAAAATCTATAAGATGGAGCAGGTCAATACACCGCAGCAGGTGGGCGAGGGTGAGACAATCGGCCTGACAAAGATCCAGCAGAAACTGGCCAGAACAATTGAAATGACACTGAAGAAGTTCAGAAAGCAGACAACTGCTGAAGCTATCCAGAGAAGCGGCAGAAATCTGGCGATCAACAAGACAGATGAAAAGCTTGTTTCCAGCATCCAGAAGAGCATCAAGAAGGATTTTTACACTGTCCTTCTGACAGGTACGGGCACAGCATCCGGCACAGGTCTTCAGGCGACTCTTTCAGCGGCTTGGGGTGCTGTGGCGAAGTTCTATGAGGATGAGGATGCAACACCGATCTATTTTGTTTCCTCCGATGATGTGGCTGAATACCTGGCGACCGCACAGGTGACAATGCAGACAGCGTTCGGCATTTCTTACATTCAGGACTTCCTTGGTCTTGGTACGGTCGTTATCGCACCGTCTCTGACAAAAGGCAAGCTTGTTGCCACAGCGAAAGAGAATTTAAGAGGTGCTTATGTGCCGGCACAGTCCTCTGATCTGGCACAGTCTTTTGGTCTGACAGCAGACTCTACAGGTCTGATCGGCATGACACATGCTGTATCTTCCGACAACGCAACCATCGATACACTGATGTTTAGCAGCGTTGTGTTTTATCCAGAGCTTCTGGATGGCGTTATCGTTGCAACGATCAATGCAGCTGAGGCAGCTTCTACGGATGCTACCGGCAAAAAATAAGGAGCAGATGAATGATGACAGCACTTGAGGATGTGAAGCTTCTTCTTGACATTTCCCCCGATGAAGAGGATTCGGTGTTAGACAGGAAGCTGAGTTTGATCATTGGGAATGCTCAGAGACAGGTGCTGTCTTATCTGTCCTCCGAGACGAAGGAAGTGCCGGAAGAGCTTTCTTACATAGTCACGGAGATGGCCGTGGCCAGATTTAACCGGATCGGCAATGAAGGGATGTCTTCGTATACCCAGGAAGGTGAGAGTATCACTTATGGCAGTGACATCTCGCCATATCTGATGGCTATTCAATCCTGGAATGAGAAACATGGTACGAAAGGGCGGGTGAGGTTTCGATGAGATATAATACACCACTCTTTTTTGTATGTGCCGGCAAGAAAGAATATGATCCGGATGCCGGTGAATGGAAAGCAGAGGCGAAAGCCGTGCGAAACGATGGGCCAACGTTACGCACATGTCTGCGGAACGGCAGCAGGCCGTGTTTGGCGATATCCGATCAGACCGCTATGTCATACGGTTGCGGAGACCGTTTAAAGGCACTTTTGATGCTGTCGAAATCGACGGTGTAAGGTATCTGGCAGATACAGAACGTTATCCGTCTGACAGACAGAGTCTGGTGGTGGTAAAAAATGGCTGATTTAAAGGTGACCGGACTGGTCGAGCTGGCAAGGGCTTTAAAGAAAAATGTGAAGATGGATGATGTGAAGATGGTTGTTCAGAAAAACGGTGCTGACCTGCAGAGGACTATGCAGCGGAAAGCAGATTTCAAAAAAGGCTACCAGACCGGTACAACAAAACGAAGTATCCGCCTGAATATCAAAGACGGCGGTTTTACAGCGGAAGTTGAACCAACAACGGAATATTCACCTTATCTTGAATACGGTACCCGTTACATGGAAAAGCAGCCTTTTGTGAAACCAGCGCTGGCGGAAATAGAACCGAAGTTCAATTCAGACATGAGAAAGCTGGTGAAGTGATGAAAACAGCAGAACAGGCCATTCACGACTGCCTGTGGAAGTATCTCGCCGCAAAGCTTCCGGTATATGAAAGCAGGCCCATGAAGGATGTCGGCTATCCTTTTGGCGATTTCGAGGATTTTTCTACCGGGTATCTGGCCACCAAAGGCCGTGCTTTACCCCAGATTACAGTGAATCTGAATATTTGGGATAAGCATGAGAAAAGAAGCAATGTTTCAGCCATCTGCAGTCATTTGATGGACTATGCCAGAGGCCTTGAAAAAGCTTATGGCTATGAAGTGTCGCTTCGGATCAGCGACAGCACATTTACAATTAACGAAGACCGGACTGTCACCCCGTCCATATGGCGCGGGATGGTGAGCCTGGTCTTTGACATTTTATGAGAAAGGATGAAATGAATGGGAGCGATTAAAGGCAATAAGATTGTTTATTTGTATCGTCTGCTGGCAGATGCCAAGACGATGGCGGCGATGGCACTGGCATTCCAGACAGAGAACGGCCGTACAAAGTCCAGAGATTCTGATACCGTCGTGACGAAAGACGGCCCGATCAGAGTTCCGGGCGATATTGAAACAGAAATCTCTGCAACCGCACTGTTTGCGGATGAAAATGATGAGATGATCGCAAAGCTTGAGCAGGCTATCGATACGGGGGAACGTGTGGAAATCTGGGAGGTTAATCTTGCAAAGAAGGGCACAAACGAAAATGCATCAAAATACAAAGGAAAATATTTCCAGGGATATGTGACAAGTCTTGAATTGTCTTCCAACGCCGAAGATCATGCAGAGGTTTCTATTGACTTTGCAATCGAAGGAGAGGGCAAAGACGGCTATGTAACAGTTACTGCCGAACAGGAAAAGGTTGCATCCTATGTATTTAAGGATACAACACAGGAAGCAGAATAGGAGGATTGATTAAATGATGGAGTTACAGATCAAATCACAGGTTTATCAGTTTAAATTCGGTTTTGGTTTCATGAGAGAAATCGACAAGCAGCAGACAGTAAAGGCACCGAACGGTACACAGCAGAATATCGGTTTCCAGACAGCTGTCGGCGGTATTCTTGACGGTGATGCCCAGGCGCTTGAAGATGTGCTTCTTCTTGCGAATAAAGGGCAGGAGCCACGTCTGACTGCGGATGTACTGGAAGAATACATCGAGGATGAAGAGACAGATGTAGACGCCCTCTTTGATGGGGTGATCGATTTTTTAAAGAAGAGCAATGTATCCAAGAAAAAGACGCTGAATCTTCTGAAACAGGCAGAAGCGATGGGGCTCATCAGCCAGTAAGCTTTCAGGAAGTGTATGAAGATGTAGCGATTAGCTGCTTCAGATATCTGGGGATGAAGAGTCTTGATGAAGTAGATCGGATGACCATCCGCGAATATCGGTTGTTGATGAAAGCAAATAATCTGAAGAATGTTGACCGCGATTATCGGGTCCATCAGCTGGCATGGCTGACAAATGCTGCGAGAGCGACTAAAAGCGCAGGCAAGGGCAAAAGGCGTCCTGTCTATGCAAAGTTCTCGCAGTTTTTTGATTACAGAAATGCTGTCAGACAGGCGCTTGGAAAGAAGAAAAGAAGCCGGTTTGACGGTATCGGCCACTTGCTGAAAGGAGGTCGATAATGGGAGATTATTCGGTAAAAGCTGTCTTATCGGCGGTTGACAGAGGCTTTACATCCACACTTAATAACGCGGGCCGCAGCATAGATACTTTGTCCGGAAAGATTTCTTCCGGTCTCGGTTTCGGCATCCTGACGGGCATTGGGCAGAAGGCCTTTGATACCATTGCCGGCGGTGCGAAATCGCTGGTCTCATCGGTTATCAGTACCGGCATGGCATTTGAATCCTCCATGTCAAATGTCCAGGCTTTAAGTGGTGCCACCGGTGCAGACTTTGAAGCCCTCAGTGCAAAGGCACAGGAAATGGGTGCAAAGACAAAGTTTTCCGCATCAGAAGCCGCTGATGCAATGGGCTACATGGCCATGGCCGGATGGAATGCCAAAGACATGTTAAACGGTATTGAGGGTGTCATGAATCTAGCGGCTACTTCAGGTGAAGATTTGGCTTCTGTGTCTGATATAGTAACGGATGCCATGACAGCTTTTGGCCTGGCAGCTGATGGGACGACAAAAGGCGTTGCAAATGCTACATACTTTGCGGATACTTTGGCCGCAACGGCAGCATCAGCCAATACTAATGTCGGTCTGATGGGTGAGACATTCAAATATGTCGGCACTATGGCCGGTTCTCTTGGCTACAGTATTGAGGATGTGTCTCTGGCTATTGGTTTAATGGCGAACCGAGGCTTAAAAGGTTCTATGGCCGGTACATCCCTCAACAGTGTCATGACCCGACTGGCAACAAACACCAGTGGTGCCAGAGAAGCTATTGAGAAGTTAGGTGTTAAATTCTACGATTCAAGTGGTAATGCCCGTGCCCTTGGGGATGTCATGACGGAACTGCGTGACGCAACAAAAGGCATGAATAATGAGCAGAAGACTGCGCTGGCCAATACTGTAGCCGGTATGGAAGCTCAGAAAGGTCTGCTTGCTATCCTGAATGCTACCGATGACGAATACAACAGTCTGGCAGACTCAATCAAAAATTCCACAGGAGCGGCACAAGAACAGACAGATATAAAAATGGACAACCTGTATGGTGATGTCACTAGACTGAAATCTGCCTGGGATGGATTGAGTATAAAAATATATACAGCCGTCAATGCGCTTGGAAAATCAAAAGACGGCCTTGGTTCTATGCGAAGTGTTGTCCAGTCTGTAACAGATGCCGTCAATAAGGCGGCAGATGCCGTTGAAAATCTGAGTAATGCCTATACCACATCTGGTTTATCCGGTGTTGTTGCCGAGGTTAATAAGATGCTGTCCGGCACAAGTGACGGTGTCAAGAACGTTGGCGCTGCTATCGCCGGTATCGGTGCTGTCGTTGGTGCAAATGCGTTCTTTAGCAGTGGCACTTGGTCTGCAGTCAGTAAAGGTATTGACGTTGTAAATGGTGGTTTTGGCGTGCTTGTTTCGAGCGTTGCTTCATCAGCAAAGGGTTTCAAAAAGAGTGCAAGCAGCTTTTTACCATTTGAAGTGAATATCAGGAAGAGCATTGCTTCGATGAGAAGCGATTTCAGGCAATCGTCAAAATGGATTTCATCATTAGGCGAAGCAACTTCACAGTCTTTACAGGCGGTTTCATCGCGATTCGCTACAACAGGTGGAAACGTTAAATCCTCATTGGATGGAATAAGTGGACATGTCCGTTCATTCGGCGATAATTTAGCGCGCAACATGTGGGATAAGGTCAATAATATAACCACACCTTTGAAACAAATGTCGCAGAAAGCTTCAACCATCCTGAAGCCATTTTCGATGGTAGGCTTTGTTGTTGGAAAGGCACTTTCAACAGTTGCCGGTGCAGCTGTAAATCTTGGAGTGAAGACAGCTTCCGGGCTGACCAAGATTATGGGACTTGCCTTAAAAGCATTGATGCCTGCGGCACTGGTTGCGGCAGCGCTGGCCGGAATTGGACTTTTGTATTCTCAGTTCGGTACCCAGATCGACCAGATGTTATCAATGGCCCAGGCTAAAGGTCCACAGATCATCACAAATCTGGTAAATGGCATATCAAGCCGGCTTCCGGATTTGATTCAGCAAGGCGGTAAACTTGTATCCGATCTCTTAGATACGATAACCGCTAATTTGCCGGCTGTTTTAAATGGCGGTGTTACATTGGTGCAGTCGCTTGTATCCGGTCTGATCAGCGCACTTCCAAGTCTTGCCACATCAGCAACTAATATGATATCAACGCTGCTCGTGGGCATTGCATCCGCACTGCCATCTCTGATCGTATCCGGTATGCAGCTGCTTCTTGCACTGGCACAGGGTATTGCCAATAATCTGCCAACACTGATCAATTCAGCGGTTACAGCTATTTCGACATTTGCTCAGGGATTTATACAGAATCTGCCGACAATTCTGACGCTGGCCGCTCAGATTATCGGTACATTGGCACAAGGTCTTATCTCGGCCATCCCTCAGTTGATATCAGCCATTCCACAGGTTGTTTCATCCATGATCGATACGATTATGTCAACGGATTGGCTGGCAGTAGGCAGTCAGATTGTATCCGCTATTGGCGAAGGTATCTTCGGCGGTCTGTCAGGTATCGGCGGTAAGATCGGAAACTTCTTCGGATCCATCAGTGACTGGTTCGCAGGTGGTGAAAAAGGTGGCGAGAGTGTCACATCAGGCAGTGTATCTTCTATCAATGCCGGTATTCCGCAGGTATCTTCTGCAGCTACGTCTATGGGTACAGCCGCAACCAGCGGCGTTGCATCCGGTATGCAGAGCAGTACAGGAACCGTCACATCTGCAGCACAGAGTGTCGTGACATCTGCGACCAATACATTTTCAGCAGCTTCCGTAACGGCCATGACGGCAGGTTCATCCATTGGTCAGAGTTTATCGTCGGGTCTGCAGGGAAGTGTTGGAAGTATCAATAATGTCGCATCCACAGCTATGAATGGATTTAATGCCTCATTGAACACCGGCGGTGCAACAGCTGTCAGCAATGCAGGAAAGATTGCCAGAAACATCGTCACAGCATTTAAACCGGCAATTACAGGTGCACGGACAAGCGGTCAGACTATTGGCCAGAGCTTCGCATCAGCGATATCATCTAAGTCCGGAGCTGTATCTGGCGCATCCAGACGACTGGTGAGCGCTGTCCGTTCAGCGTTATCTAATGTCAGCACGTATCAATACGGTGCTTATATTGGGCAAGGTCTGGCAAATGGTATTTGGAGTCAGCTTGGCAATGTCAGGGCAGCCGCCAACGCACTTGTTGCACAGGCAGAACGTGCCATCAGGGCGAAGGCCATGATCCACAGCCCGTCTAAACTGACTTATCAGTTAGGTGAATACTTCGGTGAAGGTTTTACGAATGGTATTGAAAATCTGACCAAAGACGCATGGAAAGCAGCGTCTGATCTGGTTTCTATACCGGCGGTCAATGTACCCCAAATGGCACTTGCTGGATGGGATACCACACTGAACGACGAATATTTCTATAATGATTCAGCCGAGTATGTGATTTATGTGCCGGTTGAGATTGACGGAAAAGAAGTGGCCACAGTGACAGCTCCGTATACAGAGGCGGAACTGGCAAAGAGACAGAAGTACAGAAACCGTAAACAGGGTATCAGATAAGGAGGGCAGTTATGTATGATTTTATAGATGTCAATGAGTATCAGAGCGGCAGTACACTGCCCTCTGAAGCCCTAATGATCAATGGAGAATATATAGAAGATCAAATCCCAGGGTATCGGACACTTTATGTAAAAGGGCGAGAGATGTTAAACAAAGCCGTAACGACACAGACCGTTGAAAGCCGTGACGGTGCAGACTTCCGTTACAGTCGTTACCCGGAAAGGACGATTACTGTAGGATATGTTCTTGAGGCAGCAGATAACGCTGCCTTCAGAGCAGCCTTCAATCAATTGAACACCATATTAAGTGTTGATCAGTCACTGCTTGTATTCGCCGATGAATCGGATAAGTTTTTCAGAGGAACGCTGTCGGGCATCGAAGACGTTACACCGGGTAGAAACACTGTGCGAGGTGAGTTTTCTTTTATATGTTCTGATCCTTTTAAATATTCACTGCAGGAATATGAGGCCTCACCCAATGAGGATGATGGGACAACTTTTGTTATTGATTACAAAGGCACATATAAGAGTTTTCCGACATTGGAAGCAACCATTGATGACGGTGACTGCGGTTACATTGCTTTTTTAAATGATAATGCACACATTATCCAGCTCGGGGATCCGGAAGAAACTGAAGGTGAAAGCTTTCCGGCGTCCCAGACGTTATTTAATCAATCTTTTACATCATGGAACGCATCTGCAGCAAGCGGCTGGGGACAGAACAGCGGGGATGTTGCGGGCTCTTCTGCCTGGGTACAGGTAGGTTCTGTGAAGACAATGGCTGCCGGGGCAATTAATATCCTGACGGCCGGTAACTATGGATCCGGTTCGCAGTGGCACGGACCGACCATTACCCGTGTACTTCCAGCAGATGCATCCGGAGTGGTTGGTTCTGCTAATTTCCGTATGCAGTGGAAGCAGCTGATGAGCATTGGGACATCCAAAACAGCGGGCAATGAGAGAGGCATCTTTCAGATGATGCTGATCAACACGGACAGCAACCTTCATAAAATCGTTGCCGGTGTATCAATCATGAAAAGTGCCGGCGGAACGAAAGCTACAAAGCGTATCTATGTTGGTAATTCTGTTTACGCCACAAACATCGATCTGAGCTACCACAATGGCTCATTCGGGTGGACAATCGTCAATAAGAACGGCCAGAACTTTGTTCCGGTCCGGACGTGCTCCATAGAAAAGAAAGGCAGCACGATCACTTTTAATATTGCAGGTATCAAACAGAGCTACACGGATCCATCCTGGGAGAATTTAAAGGTTCATCAGGTCACGATTGCTTTCGGCCAGTACGGTTCACAGCCGGCCTTGTTTACAAATGGTCTTTATTACGCAAAATTTATTGCCGACAATTGCACCACCTGGCAGGATATCCCAAACAAGTTCAGTGCAGGTGATACAATTACAGCCAACTGCAGTAATGCGGATATCTGTCTGAACGGACTGCCATCACCGGAGCTTGGTGCTCTCGGCAATGAATACGAAGACTTTTATTTATCGCCGGGACCGAATCAGATCCATTGCGTCTGGTCCGACTGGGCAAAAAGCAAACCGACTTTTAAACTGCGATACAGGGAGGTATATCTTTGATTCTTTATTTTGCCGACAGAAAGATGAATATCCTTGGCTATGCTACAACTCAGCTAAAATCTACCTACCTTATTGTTGATGACAAAAAGACAGAAGAAGTTGAATCTGGCATATCCAGTTTCGAATGTGAAGTGTCGTGGGCATCAAAGGACCGGTTAAAGCTGGAAACGATGATGGATGCCGGCAATTATATTCTGCGCTCGAACGGAAACGAAAAAGATTTCTTCACCATCATTGAAAGTAATATCAATACATCTAAACAGACGATTTCTGTCTACGCAGAAGATGCGGGCATGGACCTTTTAAATGAGGTGGCCATGCCTTTTACATCAGATAAAGCATATGATATTGCACATTACATTGGCTTATATGCCATTGATACAGGTTTCGAGATTGGTATTAATGAGATACCGAACCTGACAAGAAAGCTTTCATGGGATGGAGAGACGACTTGTACAGAACGTATCGCATCCATTGCCACACAGTTTGACAACGCCGAAATTTCCTATTCCTTTGAAACAAAAGGCCTTCTGATCACACATAAATATATCAATATCTTTAAAAAGCGTGGGAAGGATACCGGTGAACAACTACGCTTGGGATATGAGATTGCATCCATAACAACCAATAAGAGTGTTGCCAATCTGGCAACATCCCTTCACGTCACCGGCGGTATCCCGGACGGGAAAGAAGAGCCAATTACTTTAAAAGGTTATAAATACGATGATGGCGATTTTTACGTGTGGGGTTCACGTTTGAGCAGCCGAAAAGCACTGGCTATCTGGTCCAGATATGTCTGGGATAAAGAACCAAATAAATTAAACGGATACACTGGCCACATCGTACAGGCTTACAGCTACGACACGACCAGTCAGCAAGAACTGTGTGCTCACGCCATTACAAAGCTGAAAAAGCTCTGCCAGATGGAAGTGAATTATGAGGCGGACATCGTCTATCTTCCAGAAAACGTCAAGATAGGTGACAGAGTCAATATTGTCGATAACGAAGGCCGATTGTACACATCCACCCGTGTTTTAAGGCTGAAACATCTGTGACGGGTCGAAAGAGAACAGCAACTTTGGGGGAATATCTGATCAAGGATAGCGGCATATCAGAAAAAGTGCGTGATCTGGCCAGACAATTTGCTGAAAGCACTGCATCTGTGTCCAGAGCAAACATAAAAGCAGAAGCCGCTAAAGCTGCCGCAGATGCAGCCAAGGCTCAGGCAGAAGCAGCTGAGGGTGTTTCCAATGCTGCAAAGGAAACCGCTGAAGGTGCAAAAAGTACAGCAGATAGTGCCCTTGCCTCTGCAAATGAAGCTCAGAATACAGCCAATGCTGCCAGAGATGCCGCCGGCGAAGTAACGGAAAAAGTGACCGGTATCGTTAAGGATGTCAATGATGCTAAAACTGCCGCTGATAATGCCTGGAAAGCAGCAAGCACAGCTCAGGAAGATGCAGCAACCGCCAAGACGTCCGCAGCTAATGCTGAAAAGAATGCCGCTGATGCAAAAACCGCCGCCGACGCTGCCAGTACAAAATCCGATGAAGCGGTATCTACAGCTACAGCAGCGCAGAGTGATGCAGCCGAAGCTAAGACCAATGCGACAAAAGCCAGTGAAACGGCAGCGGCCGCAAAGGCAGATGCTGCTACAGCTCAGAAAGAAATCGATAAACTCGGTGAGAATATAACAACTCTGACCGAGACAATGCAGGTCGATTACGCACGTAAGACAGATTTGACAGAAGCCGAAGCAAACTTACAAGCTCAGATTAAAAAGAATGCGACAGAGATTTCATCAACCGTCAGCAAGGTTGAAAAAATAGATGAAACCGCTAACAATGCCGCTGATCTGGCTGCAACCGCCCAGTCGAAAGCAGCCGATGCTAAGGCCGCCGCAGAACAGGCAGCACAGGAAGCGACTGCCGCACAGACAAAAGCTGACGAAGCCTCACTGGCAGCCCAGACAGCACAGAGTAATGCTGACACTGCCAAAGCCGCAGCGAAAAACGCACAGTCTGTAGCAGACAAAGCTAAAACGGACCTGGCAGAAGCACAGAAGAATCTGGCCACTGTAAAGGGACGTGTAGATGCCACAGAAGGGGACATTGCTAAAGCACAGAAAGCAGTGACCACCGCACAGGCCGCTGCCGAGAAGGCTCAGAGTGATGCCAATGCAGCTGCTACAAAAGCCAGTAGTGCACAGGATGTTGCGGATGCTGCAAAATCAAATGCATCCCTTGCCCAGACAGCAGCAAATCAGGCAAGTGCAAAAGCTGAGGCAGCACAGACAATTGCTAATGAAGCAAAAGTGAATGCTTCAGATGCACAGAAGAAAGCCGAAGATGCAGTAAAGACAGCCAGCGATGCCAAGACAGCCGCTAATAATGCTGCCAAGACAGCGAGTGATGCACAGGACGTTGCTAATGCTGCAAAAGCAAATGCAACAGCCGCACAGGCAGCTGCTGACGACGCCAAGAAGAAATCCGACCAGGCAGCCGCAGATCTGGTAACTGCCAAGAAGAATCTTGAGGAAGTGTCTGGAAGAGTGGATTCTACGGCTGAAGAAGTTGAAGCAGCAAAAACAGCTGTAGCTACTGCTCAAGCAGCCGCGGACAAAGCTAAAACGGACGCAGCCACTGCACAGTCCACAGCAAACACAGCAAAGGCCAATGCATCAAATGCTCAGAAAGCGGCAGATACAGCTAAGACAGCCGCAGACAATGCCAAGAAAGCAGCCGATGATGCCCAGAAAGCTGCTGATAAGGCACAGGACGATGTGAATGCTCTGACTAAGCGGGTAGTGAATGCAGAAACATCCATTAAGCAGAATTCTGAAGCAATTGAACTGAGGGCGACTAAGAAAGAAGTCACGACAGCGATTGGTGATATTAAGGTTGGCGGGAGAAATTTGTTACTAAATTCAAATTTTCTAAACGGTACTTTTGGGTGGAATACAGAAGAACATTGCAAAATAGCAGCGGGTCCAAATAGCACGTTGAACGAAGAAAATGCATACGTATTGGCTATTGCAAATACGGGAACTGGTAGAGCGTATAATAATTCGAGAATAGATAAGTATCATTTAGCAAAAACACAATATACTCTTCAATTTAAATACAAAACTGACGATTCTTCGCCAGTAACGTTCAGGGTTGGAGTGGCTGACACTGGATATATCATCGGAAATATAACAGCACCAGCTGATAATACTTGGAGAAAATTTACAGCAACATATACTGCCCCAATGACCGGATCGCTGACAATTCGCATCACATCTGGGACTGGACGAATTTTAATAGGTGTTCCCAAATTGGAGTATGGCAACAAAGCTACTGACTGGACTCCCGCACCTGAGGATCTTCAAGATGACGCCACCACAAAGGCCAACAACGCTTTAGCATCTGCTAAAACTTACGCCGATGCTCAGATTAAAGTTACCGCGGATGCAATTAATCAGAATGTAACAAAGGTACAAGCGGCTTCTATCATATCCAGTCAGGAACAGTTTTACCAATCTACTTCTTCAACATCCTTGACGGGTGGCAGTTGGTTGAATACTCAGCCTGCATGGGCAAATGGTAAGTACATCTGGCGCAGAACGTTGGTTACATATGGCAACAACAAGACTGGCTATACACCATCAGAAACAGGTGTGTGCATCACGGGTAATACAGGTGCAACCGGAAGTACTGGTTTAAAGGCACTTCAACCGCTGAAGAGTTTCACGGGTACATATACGACCATTGGTTCCACAGCATCAGAAAATGTTACAAGCTTCAACAGAACACCTGTTGTTGGTGATACATTCATAAATCTGGACGCATCCTCCAACACCGGCACATGGCAAGTCACGACTGTAAGTAATGGAACAGCAACGTTTAAATTGTTATCTTGTGTAAGCAGTAAAGGTGCAAAAGGTGATCCAGGAGCAACTGGAAAAGGTATCAAATCTACGGCTGTCACTTATCAGGCTTCTTCATCGGGTACCACAGTGCCGACTGGTACATGGGTGACTTCTGTGCCAGCTACGAATGCTGTGAATCCATACTTATGGACAAGGACTGTGATAACTTATACGGATAACACAAAGAGTACATCTTATGCTGTAGGAAGTACGTTAGAAGGTGTGTCTGTCGGTGGGAGAAATTTAATTCTCAATGGCAAAGGTGATAAAAAAGCAGGCTTCTTTAAAAATTTTACAACTGTAACAGATGAATATGGTGAATTTACCTTAACATCTCAAAAAACATATGTGAGAATCGATATAAGAGACGGTTTCCTGCTTGGATGCAGAGATTATACGGTCGGGGAGCAAGTTACATGGTCATACGACATTATGTATACGGCGTGGAATTTTCCTTCGGGTACATACCCTAGGGAGTTTTGGATGGGACAAAGATATACAAACGCTTTATCAGGAGAAACAGCTACAGGCGCCTGGAAAAGTGTTTCCGCACATGAATTGCCGGTAGTTGGTCAAAATGGATGTGAACTTAATAAGTGGTTTCATGTAAAAAAAACATTGATTATTCCTGAACAAGCATCTTCAAATATTGGAACGATCGCTAGTATACAGTTTTACAATTCCAATGCTAATGTTGCAGCCAGCTTTACTGCAAGGTTAAAGAATGTCAAACTTGAGAGAGGCAATGTTGCAACCGACTGGACACCAGCGCCGGAAGACCTTGCTACAGCGGACAATGTCAACGATAAGCTCACCGAACTCCGCCAGGAAGTCAACAGTAATATTGAGCAGACTGGAGAAGCCATCAAGTCATCTGTATATGAGAAAGTCTATCTGAAAGATGACGTAGACACCTTGCTTTCTTCCGTCAACACAGAAGTTGAGCAGACGAAAACATCATGGCAGGTAACTTTCAATCAGCTCGTTAAGCAGCTGAACGACTATTCAGACGGCTCGGATGCGGCATTCGATGAAATTCGCAAGTATATCCGCTTTGAAGATGGCAATATTCTTTTAGGCAATTCATCCAGTCCGCTAATTCTTCGTATCAGAAATGACCGAATACAGTTTCTTCAAAATGGATATGAAGTTGCCTACATTTCTGATCAGAGGATGTACAATACGACCTGTGAGATCATTAATCAGTTAAGAATTGCAGACAGTGCGTGGACAGTTGAAACAAATAGCAACGGTGATACCATTGTGTCACTGATCGGCTTATAAGGAGGTGCGACATCATGGCTTCAACAGCAAGTAGTCATGTGCCATGCGGCTATAATGGCCACTATCATTTGTACATGACGATTACTCAAAACAAACGTGACGCATCGACCAATCAATCGAACGTGACCGTTAAGATGTATGCTCAGTCGGACAGCAGCTCTTATGGAGCTTACAACCTGGATGCATCCGGCAATACAGTTAAAATGACCGTCAACGGTAAGCAAGTCGTCAACAAAACGATGGCTATGGATTTCCGCAACAAAGCGACGGTTCAGTTAGCTTCTTGGACGGGAGCTATTAGCCATGGATCGGACGGTTCGAAGAAATTAGACTGTTCTGGTTCATTTACGATCAGCGGGTCATCTTATCTGTCTGGCGGCAATATTTCCTGTAGTATTCAGCTCGAATCCATTCCAAGAGCAACTAAGCCAACTCTATCGTCGCCTTCTGTGGCTTTAGGGAGTGCTGTTACAATTAATATTTCACCCGCAGTTAGCTCATGGACTCATAACATTTATTATCGCATCGGTACTGGAAGTTGGACACGCTTTGCAACAGGAGTAAAAGCAAATTATAGTTGGACAGTTCCTTTGGGTATCGCAAGCAGTTACCCGACAGCAACGAAAGGCACGATCACGATTGGCCTGAACACTTACAACGGCAGTACGCAAATTGGCGGCACTCAGACAGTCAATCTGGATATCACGATACCGGCTTCAGTAGCGCCATCTGTATCCGCCGTAACTGTTTCAGAGGCTGCTAGCGGTTTGTCGAACTTCGGCTATATCCAGACAAAATCGAAGCTCAAAATCGTGGCATCAGCATCTGGTTCCTATGGCAGCTCAATCCGGTCTTATGTCTATGATATTGGTTCACAGTCATACAGTGGGCTTGAGAATACTTATACGATGGGCGAGGAGGTTCGGGATTCCGGCATAGTTGCCGTGACAGTTACGGTTACCGACAGCCGAGGCAGAACGGCGAGCAAAACGGTTAGTATTACGGTTCTGGCGTACAGTCCGCCTCAAATCACGCACTTCGAATGCTGTCGATGCGGAGATGCGAATGGTAGTGCGAATGCGAATGGTCAATATCTGAAGGTCACGTTTGGTTATTCGGTTTCACCGCTGAACAACAAGAATAAAGCGAGTTATTTGCTGAAATATTCTGTTTACGATGACGGCAAATGGGGCGGTCTGACTTCCGGAACACAATACACCTATTCTGGAACATACATATCTGCAACAGCGATATTGAACACCGCCAGCACTTATCAGATTGGATTAGTCGTTACAGATAGCTTCGGAACAGCTTCGTTCTACAAAGAAATCGGTACGGCCGTCAGATTGCTGTCGTATATCGTTAAGAGATTCGCTATTGCTATCGGAAAAATTCCTGAGATAGACAATATTTTTGATGTGGCATTGGAAACTATCTTCAGAAAGAAAGTCACTATGAATTCGGATTTACAGGTAAATGGTAATTCTGGATTTTCCGGTGGTGCCTCATTTTATGGAGATGTTGCGTGCAATGGCACGTTTCATGCAAATGGCAATATCAACGCAAATAAAGACATAGGTGTTACTGGCAATTTGTGGTTCTCGCAAGACGGCGGAGCTTTTTTCGTGACTACGTCAGATGGAAAGCAATTAAATTTGTTAGATCTTTATAATGTAAATAAAGATACTGTTCTCGGATGGGGGCAGTATGCAAATAAAAGTGGTGGAACTTTAATATGTGGTCATGATATTGCTTTCAACGTCTCGTCTGGTGCGAGCGATGCAAGCTATCACCCATATTACAGAAGAGGACATTCGATAGATGTTAGAATGGGTACGGCAGGATATGTCACATCAGGTAAAAAAGAATTTTATTTCACTATACCATTAGGCAAGCCTGTTGTCGGAAATCCAAATGTGTCAATATCATCAATCAACGGACTTATTATCCGACAAAATAGCAACTATATTATAAAGGCTGATTGGGTTCAACCAGACCGTTATTCAGCGTATATCAGAAATAATAATGCTGTATCAGTTATAGCTTTCTGGAACAATGCAACAAATGCCGCAAACAACAGCTCTGTTGGTATTGATGCTAATATAAGAATCACATTTTCATAGGAGGAATCAAAATGGCTTTATACAAAGAAATTGCACAGGATGATGGTGTGGTGACTTGCTATCACCGTATCCTGTACCACCAGACAACCCCTAATCGACAGACATCCATAGCTGTACTGTCATATGTCAATGAAAAAGCCAGAGAGGCCGAAAAAGACAATACAATGGCTCAGCCATATACGAAAGCTGTCACGTATGAGACGGATTATGATAGCGCCATGACAGACAGAAAAGCCTATGCTTATCTGAAGACACTGCCTATCTTTGAGGGAGCAAAAGATATTGTAGATGAGGCAGACACAGATATTTCCGGTGACGACTTTCTGGCCATGGTAGAGGAGGTGATGTAAATGACACTTGAAGAAGCAAAAGCCATTATTGATGCGCTTGTGACGCTCAGAAACTCTGCGGCAGATGAGCAGGCACTGAAAGCATCAGCATTGTATCCGAAGTGGAAAGTAGGTACAGATTATCAGAAAGACGAGAGAGTATTGTATAACAATATCCTGTACAAAGTCCTAACAGACCACACGTCTCAGGCCGACTGGACACCGGATGCAGCGCCGTCTTTATTCGCCAAAGTTTTAATTCCGGATAAAAATGTTATTCCGGAATGGGAGCAGCCAGAGAGCACGAATCCTTACAGTAAGGGAAACAAGGTGACACACAACGGCAAGACGTGGCGGAGTACGATTGATGGCAATGTATGGGAGCCTGGTGTCTATGGTTGGGAAGAAATCACAGAGTAAAGAAAGAGAGGATAAGAGAATATGATTTTTAATTTTTTACAGACATTTGAAAACGCAATGGCAGGCAATATGATATTTATCATCCTGATGCTTGCTGTATGTGCAGACACGATTCTCGGCGTATTAAGAGCAATCAAGTTCCGCCGGTTTAACAGTTCTGTTGGTATTGACGGTGCCATCAGAAAAGTGGCAATGCTCGTTAGCGCTGCAGCACTGATGGCGGCTGATCTGGTCGTTCATGTCAACCTTGCCTTCATGATTCCGGATACATATTTACAGGCGGTCGGCCTGACAAAAATTGGACTGTGTGAGCTTTTTTGTCTGCTATTCATTGCATATGAATGTGTGTCAATTCTAAAAAATATGCTTTTGTGCGGGCTCCCGGTACCGGCAAAATTAAGAAGCTGGTTGGAAGAATTCATGGAAAATATGACAGCAGAACTTCCGGAAGAAACAGAAGAACAGGAACAGAATAAAGGCAAAGCTCAGTTATAAATTAGATTAAAATTAGTTTAAAATTAGATTAAGGCACCTTCAGGTGCCTTTCTTTAAAAGAAAAGAGGTTATAATATGGGATACGTATTCAAAAAAAACATTGCAAACAGGGGCAACTATGGAGATAGGAGAAACACATCGAATATCAAATACATCGCTGTTCATTACACTAGCAACGATGGAGACCATGATGAATCCAATGCGAATTATTTTAAAAACAGAATTATAAAGGCGTCTGCACATTACTTTGTAGATGATGATTCTGTAACCCAGTCTGTGCCGGACAACTATGTGGCATGGGCCGTTGGTGGCAGTAAATATCCTTCATGCAGCAGAACAGGCGGCGGTTCTTTACATGGCATATGTACAAATTCGAACAGTATTTCTGTTGAGCTGTGTGATACTGTGCGAGATGGGAAAGTATACCCAACCAACGCAACCATTGAAAATGCACTTGCTTTAATCAAAACGTTGATGAAAAAGTACAATGTTCCGGCATCAAGAGTCATCCGACATTTTGATGTGACCGGTAAGGAATGCCCGGCCTATTGGTGTGGAACAAGCGCTAAGAATACATTATGGAAAACAGCATTCCATAATAAGCTGACAGGCAGCACGGCTTCTTCTGGAAGTGCTTCTGTAGCATCAACGATGAAATGGGCGGTCACCGTTACACAGCTTCGAATTCGAAAAGGGCCGGGTACAAATTATGCTTGGACTGGTAGATATACTGGAAAAGGTGTGTTTACTATTGTGGAGCAGAAAAATGGCTGGGGCCGCCTTAAAAGTGGGGCTGGTTGGATCAGTCTGAACACAGAATACGGACATAGAGTATAA